GGTCATTACACTTCTCCGTTGCTCAAGTTGCGTCTAACAATGTAAGGGTGGTGGACAGTTTTTTGGACAGCCAAAACCCGCAGCACGCCTAGCGTTTGGGGTTTTTGTGCCGTTTGTCCATGTTTTACACTATACACTAAGCCTTGGCTAGATGGTTAAGTTTTAAAACTTAAGCGATTAAACGTGCTTTTGTTCTCTAACTTAACCTTTATTCCAAGACGCATAGCATATAAAAAAACATGGACAAATGGACACACTCATATATATATCTATAAGAAAGTAAGTATATATGAGGGTTTTCGCCTGATTTTTTTGTGTCCAGATGCGCCGAAAAACGTATTGCACTTCTGGACACTCGGACAAGGCTTAACTTTCTGAGAACATGGCGCTGAAAGCATCACGCTCACGCTGAGTGAGGGCATCCCAGTCCTGCTTCGGCTCGGTTACATCGTGTAACTGAGTTTTGCGCTTACGCACTTCCTTCTGCTTCTGAAAGCCTACGCTGATGAGTGCCTGTTCGAGTTGGTTGTTACGCATGGTCATTCTCCTTCTGTGGTTAGGGTTGCTACGGTGTATTCGACGAGCCAGTATGGAAGGTGTGTTGCCCAGATGATTAGCTCGGTTGGAACTCCTGCTTCGATCAGCTCGATCATTGCGTCAAGCTTTGCGTCAAGCTGCCCGTCTTCGAATGGTTCGATCATGGGTTGCCCTCTCAGTAGAACAAAGCGAGAAGCCCGCCGATGAAGGCGAGGGTGAGCAGGTAGAACGTGGTGATGTGGATTTTGCGGTTCATGGTTAAGACCTTTCTGGATTGACAGACAACAGAATCCGCGAGAGAGGTTCGTTCTCTCGCGGTGACGGGGAAAAACTCGGTTACACAAAGTAACTGAGTTACCAAGCAGCCAAGATTTTCTCGAGCTGCGCTTTCGTGTAGCGTGCCTTCAACGCCTTCGCTGCTTTCTCGGCGTTAAACTTCGGCTTGGCCTTCTCTTCCTTCACGACTGCGCCAACTTTCGGTACGGCGTACAGAAAAGTAAGTACGCGATAGACAGCGATGTATGCCGCGTTGCCCTTCGCCGTCTTCCGGTCAAAGCTCGCTTCGCTGCGCTGCGTCTTCTTCAGTGGCGCGCCGTACTTCTTGCTCGCCCATTCCATGCAAAGCGGATGCGCGTCATCCTTGCAGCCAATGCCCAACTCCATCAACTGCGTGGCGAGCGTGACTGACTGATCGTCTGCTGCGTCAAAGACAGCGAACACTGCGGTTTTGTTGAATTGCGTCATGGTTGTTCTCCAAATAAAAATGCACTCGGTTACACGATGTAACTGAGTGCGGCATCGTCGTGAGCTGCTGCCCCGAACCGATGACTCTATTATACCATACACGTTATTTCAGAACCCTTGACAGAGTATCGTTGACCCTACCACCCCCCGACCCCCTCAAACCAAGCAGCCACGATGCCTCGCCATAGAACACTATTCCCCACCCGCTCCCAATATTTTGTTAACTTTTTGTCAATCTACACCCCAATCAAAACCCAAAAAATTTTTTATAAAAATTCCATCAAGCTTTGTCAAACATTAGACAGCCCCAAATAAAAAAAGCCCCCGGAAGGAGAGACCGGGGGCCAAAACGCGCACGGGGGTGCACGCGTTGCTTCTTCCAACCACGGAAGGTGTCATGCGCAAAGATATACACAATGACAAATTTGAGTATATACTCCGCCCAATTCGGGTACAAGTCCCCGCACCGCCTATGCTTGAGCACTTGATTGATGAAGTTAGATTCACCCCCGACGTACTTGACACGCCGGAGGGCAAGCTTGTCTCTAAAGCAACCCCGCAAGAAGTGGTTGACGCACAAATCGAAACGGCCAAGTGGCTAGAAGAACTGGGCTGCGCCGACGACTCCGATGTATTCGATCAGATACAAGAGAACAACGCCCGCGATGCCTTCGCCGCTATGGTGTCAAACGCCCCACCTGATCAGCAAAAAACCCAACTGGTAAGAATAAATACTCCACAGGCCGTAAAACATCTGGTCGGTATGCTGACTGCATACGACTGGCACTTTGTTGAACAGGCCAAAGAAATTCGTGGCTACGCCGTGGCCCAGCTCGTCGAAGAAACCAAGCACCCAGACGCAAAAATCAGGCTAAAAGCGTTAGAACTTCTCGGTAAGGTGACTGAGGTCGCCTTGTTTACTGAAAGAGTGGAAGTGAAGAAGACCGAATTGTCCGACGCAGAGCTGGAAGACCGCATCAAAGACAAGCTGGAGCGCATGGCGAAGATCATCGATGTGACCGATGTGACGGAAGTGGAAGTAAAACCAGTGGAGGACAGCGGTGAACCTGACGAAACAGGAAATTGATGCGCTGCAAAAGATCCTTCCAACGCTTTCTCCCACTGAGAAGGCTGAACTGCTCGCCGATTTAGAGGAACGAGCAGCCAGAGCTGCGAAAAAAGCTGCCCAAACTAACATGCTCGGCTTCGCTACGCAGGTTTATCCGGGTTTTAAAGTCGGCCCGCACCACAGAAAGCTTGCAAAAGTCTTCCAAGACGTTATCGACGGTAAGAAAAAGCGCGTAATTATCAATATTGCGCCGCGTATGGGTAAGTCGGAGTTCTCCTCCTACCTGTTTCCCGCGTATTTCCTTGGGAATTTCCCCGAAAAGAAGATCATCATGGGCACCCACACCGCTGGCCTGTCCGAAGACTTCGGTCGTAGGGTCCGAAACCTGCTTGAAAGCGAGGAATACCGTGAGATTTTTCCCAATACGCAGGTCGCTGACGATCAGAAAGCTGCTGGCAAGTGGTCTACTTCTGCTGGCGGTCAGTATTACGCTGCCGGTGTTGGCGGTGCTCTGGCTGGTCGTGGCGCGGACTTGTTTGTTATTGACGACCCCCACTCTGAACAGGACATGAAGGCCAACTCACGGCTTGCATTTGACAGCGCGTGGGCGTGGTTCCAGCAAGGCCCCTTACAACGTCTGATGCCGGGCGGTGCGATCATTGTGATCATGACCCGCTGGTCTCTGGTGGACTTAACTGGTCGGCTTATTGACTTTTCCATCAAGAACCCCGATGCTGATCAGTGGGAAGTCATTGAGCTTCCTGCCATCTTCAACGAAGACACCGAGGACGAGAAGAGCCTGTGGCCTGAGCAGTGGCCTCTGGACATGTTGAAGGCGAAGAAGGCCAACATGGACCCGCGTTTTTGGAACGCGCAGTACATGCAAAACCCAACATCGGATGCGTCCGCTGTTATTTCCCGTGGATCGTGGCAAATCTGGGAGCATGAGCGCCCGCCTGAGTGCGAGTTCGTGATCCAGAGCTGGGATACCGCGCACGAGACCAAAACCACCTCTGACTACAGCGCCTGTACTACATGGGGCGTTTGGTACAACGAAGAGGACGGCAACTCCCCCAACCTCATTCTGCTCGATGCCTTCAAAGACAGGATGGCGTTCCCCGAACTTAAACAGATAGCACTGAAGCATTGGAAGGAGTGGGAGCCAGATGCGTTCATTGTGGAGAAAAAGGCAGCAGGTGCCCCACTTATTCAAGAACTACGTGCAATGGGTATTCCGGTTCAGGAGTTCACGCCCTCGCGTGGTCGCACTGCCGGCTCCACCGACAAAGTTGCGCGATTAAACGCCGTCTCTGACTTGTTTGCCTCTGGCAAGGTGTGGGCACCAGATACACGTTGGGCACGGGAAGTGATTGAAGAAGTAGCGGCCTTCCCGGTTGGCGAGAATGACGACTATGTGGATACGGTCTCGCAAGCCTTGCTGCGCTTCCGTCAGGGCGGCTTCATTAATCTGCCGTCGGACTACCAAGATGAGCCGAGCTTCTTTCGGCGCAAGACACACGCTTATTATTAGGACATAACATGGCAATCGACAAAGCATTAAACCGCGCCCCTGTGGGCTTGAGCGGTTTGGGTATGGAAGAGGAAGACGGCGCTCCTGATCTGGAGATTGAGATCGAGGACCCTGAGTCCGTTAGCATCAAGTCCGGCGACTTGGAGATCGAGATTGTGCCGGGGGGCGAGGACAGTGATGATTTCAACGCCAACCTTGCCGAGGAGATGGATGAGGGCGAGATGCAGTCCCTCGTGGGCGAGC